ATGAATAGCTATAACGGATTTACCCCAAGTCAAAGAGTTAAAGCTCAGAATTGGCTTAATAAGCAATGGGCAAATGGTTCATTGGCTAGACCAGTCAAATGCTGTGCCTGCGGTCAGACCGAGGGCTTGATTGATGCACATGCCGAGGATTATTCGGAGCCATTTGAGGCAGGAAAAACCGATAAATTTCACCTTTGTCGCAAATGTCACATGCACGTACACCGTCGCTTTGCTAATCCTCAGAGTTGGCTTGGGTACAAGGAGTCGGTAAGTCAAATGACAATTGGTATTGATGGTATCGAACGCAACGTTCTGGATAGGATTGGGTAGTTCTTAAAAGGATTTGGATAGTGAAAATACTTTACATAGATATGGATAACGTATTGGTGGATTTCCCATCAGGCATCGCAAGAACCCCTGAACATATACAAGACCAGTACGAAGATCGATTGGATGAGGTTCCAGGTATCTTCTATTTGATGGATCCAATTCCAGGAGCAATTGCCGCATATGAAGAGTTGGCCACCATGTTCGATACCTATATTCTTTCAACCGCACCTTGGGGTAATCCGAGTGCCTGGTCTGATAAGTTGCTATGGGTAAAAGACTATCTAGGCAAGCCAGCATATAAACGTTTAATCCTAAGTCACCATAAGAATCTGAATGATGGAGACTTCTTAGTCGATGATCGTCTTAAAAACGGTGTAGATCGATTCAAGGGTGAGCATATCCACTTTGCCACCCCTGAGTTCCCTGATTGGGAGACTGTTGTCAGTTATTTAAAGACCAAGGTTTAGAGCATTTTCATAGCGCTATTGCGGTCTAGCTTGGCTTTGCTTTCGAGATATTCATAAGGATCAAAGGCATCCAGATTATCAACCTCGCGAATGCATGGGACCGGGCCATAATTTAAATACTCCTGCATCAAAGCATGTCCAGTAACGGATGAGTATCGCGGTTTGCATAAGACCCGGTCAATTACTCTCCTGCATGCATCGACGGCATCCGCCAGATCTTCATAGCCCCCAATTTGAATCCAAGCGCTCTCATCTAAGGGTTGGTTATGGTCAAAGACCTCAACACTAACTGGCTTGGATAAATTCACTGCATGCATAGTTATCTCCTGATTTTTCCGTAGGATAGATAGCATAAGCTCAGGAGATAGCCATTTTTCAATTAGTGGATTGACCACTCCTTTCTCGAATAAATGCCTGGACCTGTTCGATCGTCCAAAACGAGGACCTTCCAATCTTGATCGGTTTTGGAAATTCACCTTTCTGAACCATTAACCAAAACTTAGATTTAGATACCGGCATCACTTTCAATATTTGAGGAATTCTCATCAAAGTAATAGGTGGGATTTGAGGGCTTGATTGACTCATTGCCATCTCCTTAGCGGGCGCGCTTTAAGTTTTTACGATAAACCTGCAATGCCATCTTTGCAGAACTCATTTTTGTGTATCCATAAGATCGATACAAGCCATACAAACGAAATGCCATCATTTAATTTAATCTCCAATTATGTTTTGTTATGAATCAATCTGTGTGCTACTGAAGTGCAATGTAGTCAATGAAATTTTGGTGGTCAATCAAATGTCAATACCCACTTTGCAAACACAAATTATTTTTTGACTACAAAAAAATATTTATTCATAGAAGTGACACAAGCCATATAAATAAATGGCTACAGCCTTGTCAGAAGATTCTGATAGAGCAAAGAGAGTAGTGGACACATGTAGATCAATCAACACTTCAGATAAAGAAAATCATTCTCACGAATATCTCAAACATGGATTACAGCGAAATGATGAATAAATAAATTAAAGAAAAATTCAGAAAAAACGCGTTTGACGATACGCTTTCCGATTGTTAGATTCATCTCTTGCAAAAAATATTGCGCGCAAGAAAAAGAACTATACGGAGACAGATTGAGATGAATTATTACGAGCACCACATTGGAGATTACGCAGAGGCGACTGCGCATCTTACATTTATAGAGGATGCAACTTATAGCCGCCTCATCAGAAAGTACTACGCCACAGAAAAGCCACTACCCATTGAAATCAAACTGGTGCAAAGATTGATCAACGCACGATCAAAAGAAGAAAAAAATGCCGTTGTATCCGTCCTTAACGAATTTTTTACCCTCGCTGATGATGGCTGGAGACAAGAGCGCTGTGATCACGAGATAGCCCGCTTCAAAGACAAGCAACTCAAAGCCAGGCGGAGCGCAGAAGGCAGGTGGCAATCATTCCCATCGGACGAATCTCAGCCAGAAATCACCCCAAGTAATGGATGCGTTCGCAATGCGACCGCAATGCGAACGCATTGCTCACCAGACACCAGACACCAGTCACCAGTAACCAATCTCCATACACCAGGCAAACAAAACAATGGGCGCGAAAAGGAAAAAATTCCCCAAGAGACGGCACTGCTATCCGAAGAAGAAAAAGTTTTTCAAGCTCGCATCGAAAAATACAAAAGCTTTGCAGCCATGATCAGCAAGGAGGGTAGAGCCATTGCTGTAGATGACTACCGCATACGAGACATCGTCAATCTCGGGGTATCGGAAGCCGAGGTAGCAGAGGCCATCACCACAGCAAAGGAAACGCGCATGAAAGTCTCAAACCCAACCCCCATCAATGCAGGCTATGTCTTGGCCATACTCAAAGGGGCACGCAAGAAGGCAGAAGCGGCTAGCGCTGACGAAGACGCTTGGTGGAAAACTAATGAGGGCATAGACACCAAAGGCAGGGAGCTGGCGATGAAAGCCCAAGGCTCTGAAAGCTACGAATCCTTCAAAACCCGAATCTTTGCTGAACTCCGAAAACGTCAAGAGGCATCCAATGCAAACTAATCAAGCTATTGCAGGCGTCATAGACCGCCTAGACATGGAGGACTTTCCTATTGGATCAAAAGTGAAGACCCCAAGTGGGCGCGTAGGCACTGTCGTAAAACATCGTGGAGCCCAAAGCCGTCATGACCTATTCCAAAGAATCATTATCGAGTTTGATGAACCCATTGGTGATTCGGTGGCATTGCAGCCCCATCTTTTACGGTTGATCAAAACCCCATGATTGAAAACAATCAAAAGAAATCAAAGAAACCGGCACCAAGAAAAACCAAGGGTGGGGCAAGGCCTGGAGCCGGCCGCAAGGAGGGCAGTCTAACCAAGCGTACTCGTGAGATTGCAGAGGCAGCTGCTGCCCAGGGTATTGCCCCCTTGGAAGTCATGATGAGCACGATGATGGCGCTTTACAAGGATGCTGATAATTGCAGTCGCGACCATCATGACCATGGTGATGGGGTTGGTGATCATGATGATGGTCATAGCGCCATGATCACTGAAAACCGCATCAAGCTACTGAACATGGCTGCCACCATCGCCAGGCATGCTGCGCCGTATGTGCACCCACGTCTATCTGCAATTGAGCACACCGGTAAGGATGGTGCACCCCTACAAAGTGGGGTCTTAGTGGTGCCTAGTGCCATGAGTATGGATGAGTGGGAGCAAGCTGCCCAGCCAAAACACTAGCCCATGAAAACCATCTGGGCGCCATTACCTGGTAGTCAGACGCTATTTCTGACATGCCCTGTTTATGAGGTATTACTAGAGGGCACCAGAGGAGGGGGTAAGACCGATACCTTACTCATGAGCTATGCCCAACACGTAGGTAGAGGCTTTGGAGATCATTGGCGCGGAACACTCTTTCGCCTTACTTATCCGCAGCTAGCTGACGTAGTAGCCAAGAGTAAGCGCTGGTTTTATCAAATCTTTCCAGGCGCCAAGTTCAATGAATCTGACTACGTATGGAAGTGGCCCACAGGTGAGATGTTGTACTTTCGTTATGGCGCCAATGAGGACGATTACTGGAATTACCATGGCCATGAATACCCATGGCTGGGATTCGAGGAATTAACCAACTGGCGCAATCTCTCTTTTTACGAAGCCATGCATTCCACCTGCAGGTCATCTCATCCTGGAATGCCAAGAATGGTACGAGCCACTTGTAATCCATTTGGAGTTGGGCATGCATCCGTAAAGGAGCGATTCCAGATTGGAGCAATACCGGCAGGACAGATCATTAGGCAAGAAGGCGTACTACCCAGGGTCAGAATTCATTCAACGATTTATGAGAACACGCACCTACTCAAAAACGACCCAAACTACCTGATGAGCCTAGAGTCGCTAAGTGATCCAAACAGGCGTAGAGCCTGGTTAGAAGGAGATTGGGATATTCACGTGGGAAGTTTCTTGGAGGGCGTATGGCAGCCCTCTAAACACGTTGTAGAGCCTTTTGCCATTCCGCCAACATGGAAGGTATGGCGCTCAATGGATTGGGGTTATGCCAGACCTTATGCCGTTTATTGGTTTGCCTTATCTAACGATGGAGTCTATTACCTGTGGAGAGAACTCTATGGATATGGAGAGAAAGAAAACATCGGCACCAGGGAGGATGCAACGGTGGTGGCAGAGAAGATCAAAAAGATCGAGTTCCATGACCAACGCCTTGGTTATGAATACCGCATGAACCTAGCTGACCCATCCATCTTTTCTAAGATCGGAGCAGAGCGATCCATCGGACAAATCTTCAGGGATAAGGGTGTTAAATGGACCGAAGCCTATAACGCACCCAGAAGTAGGGTAAACGGCGCTCAAGAAATCATCCGCCTATTAGCTGAAGGAAAGTTAAAGGTATTTAACAATTGCAAGCATTGGCTTAGAACTATCCCTCAGTTACCGCCAGACTCACTCAATCCCGAAGACGTAGACACAGATGCCGAAGATCACGCTTGGGATGCTACTAGGTATGGTGTGATGAGAGCAAGGAGGGTATTGGACTAAATATGTATTATGTTTAAAGAGTCCCATACTTCCTCGAAGTGTTGAGGTGCGGATAGTCCAAAGGTTAATTGATATGAATTTATCCCAGAAGTCACTTGAAATGCTAAGAGAAATGATTAATGAGCGGACTGAATATAGATCCGGTCCAACGCTCATTAACTTTTTCAATAATCTGGGTTTTAACGAATCCTATGGACAGGGTTTCCCATCGCGATGGATGTTTACTGATGAATGCCTTAAAAAAATTAACGGCACCCCAAGGCTGGATGAGTGCATTAAGCAAATTTTTGCCCCGATTAATTTTATTAATCGACTGCCAGAATTGGATCAGCATCTAAGGGAATTTAATCAATATTTGGCATTTGATAAGTGGCGAATAACTCGTTCGGGAGCTGAAATTACATTCAAAACTTTGGATAAAGTTGAGATTGATGAGGGTGTATCTTTAAGTCAGGAAGATGGCTTTCTTGCCAGAGAATTTTCCAATATATCCATTGAGGGGCTTGGATTAGATGGTGTAATAGTTCCAGTTCTTAAGCATAGGATAGAAGAAATTGAAAAGTGTTTCTCCGCCGCCTCCCCACTTGCAGTAGTTTTGCTTGCGGGAAGTACGCTAGAGGGTATCCTCTTGGGGTTGGCCACTCAATATCCAAGGCGCTTTAATTCTGCAAATTCCGCACCAAGAGATGCAGCAGGGAAGGTAAAGATGTTCCATGATTGGAGTCTTGCTAGCTTTATTGACGTGTCAAAAGAGCTATCTTTAATTCAACACGATACCTTTAAATTCAGCCATTCTCTTCGAGATTTTCGTAACTACATTCATCCCTTTGAGCAAATGGCGGCAAACTTTCGCCCACGTGAAAGCACTGCAAAAATTTCCCTTCAGGTCTTAAAGTCGGCAATTTATGATCTTCATGAAAATATTGACTCTCTAAAATCTTAAAAAAAATTCAAGTATGAGCAAGAATATATTTAAATATGTTGGTCCAGAGTACTTGGATAGAGTTATTGAGTTCAAGGATGCAATAACTCTAAAGTGCTCCTATCCTAAGGATTTTAACGACCCCTATGAGCAATTTTTGACCATTGATTTCAAGGAAGAGCCAGGGGTACTTGCTTTTTATGCTGAAGTAATTGGAAATATTAAGCAGCATCCAGTTACATGTTTTTCATCTTCCCCTATTGCGCTCCCTATGTGGGCTCATTACGCAAAAAATCTTACAGGTGTTGCTATTGAGATCGATGAGGCTGCTTTAGCGAGTGACTTCCCTGAAAGTCAATTTGACGATGTGATCTATAGAGAATCTCCGGATCCCGATTTGAGGGATATGCTTTATCGCGCACATGTAATTGGTAAGCCTCGCTACTTATATTTTTTGCAAGGAGGGGTTTTTAATGCTGCATATTTCACAAAGGCAATATGTTGGGATTATGAGAAAGAACGTCGCATGGTTCTATCTTCGGAAGAAGTTAGAGTTGAAGATGGAATGATGCTTGTTGATATTCCTGCTGGATCAATAAGATCGTTTATATGTGGTCCAAGAGCGTCTGTCGAAACCAAAGCTATGGCCCTCAAAAAATCACTTGAGTTTGGTTGTAATTACTTTGAATTGCAGATAGGCAAGACTTCGGCGATCCCGTACTTTATTAATTCAAGTGGTGACCCCTTTATTTTTAATGTCAATTGCATAGAGCCGGCTAGTAATTTCTGCATTTCATGTAAAGAACCATTGGAAGGCAACGAAAAAACATGTTCATGGTGCCAAATAGATGATGACCATAAAACTGAGGCAGCTTCCCGTAATATTTTTCGAGTATTGCAAAAACTCAATATGTTGGAAGACTATTTTGACGGAATGGAAGATATTGGTAGGGGTTGGAAGGATGGGGCTCTCTGAATTGATCTCTAAGCAGTCATCGGCAGTCTTTTTTTCATCCCACTAGATTTGCTACATAAATTCACAATAAATTCTGGAGGCCCCGTTTGTGAATATATAAAGAGGATGTGTCTCAAGACTCTCAACCCCTCCAACAAAAATGGACCGCCCGCATCACGCATGCGCGCGCTCACTGGTCCAATTTTCATAAGCGCGTAAGACATAACCGCAATACCGTAGCTGGCTTTAACTGGAATGCTGATCCTACTGGCAAAGACTTCTATAGCCTAAGAGCTAACCTCATACACGGCACCATCTCAGCAGTTCTCCCTAACGTCTATGCCCGAAACCCAGAAATCTCAACAAAACCCACCCACTCGGGCGCGGATATCAATCTCTTCTGTAAAACACTGGAGAAAGTCACTAATAGAGCGCTAGAACATGCCCAACTTAAGAATCGAGCCAAGTCCACCGTAAGGGCGGCACTGACCTGTAGCTTCGGAATTCTTAAAGTGATGTACCAAAGAGACCCGGGCAAGGATTCGTATATCCAAGGTCGCATCAACGATGCACAAGAGAATCTCTTGGCTATTCATGAACTAGAGAAGGACCTTCATGACAATGATCAAGCTCATCATCATGATGCGAAGAGAGCCGAGTTAGAAGAGCTCATTAAGTCACTACAAGAGCAATCGGAAGTCCAATCCGCTGAAGGCTTAGTTATCGACAGAGTCCTTACAGAAAACCTCCTCATCGACCCCTCCATCTGTGAGTTCTGGGATTACACCGATGCTGACTGGATTTGCCAAATCATCCCCATGAAGCGTGGCCAAGCAGAAGCGCTTTATAAAAAGAACTTAGCCAATGCCAAGATCTATCAACCAGGCCAAGTTGAGCCATCTCATAAGAAGGCCAAACGCCTAGCCTCAATGCAAATGAATGCTGGTTCAGGCCTAGTCACCGATGATCAGCAAATAGCAGTTCTAGAGATCTGGGATAGGGCTACCCAACGTGTTTATACGATAGTGGAGGGTGCAACTGAATGGCTACGTGAACCTTACTCACCACCAAGGGTGGGAGAGCGCTGGTACCCATTCTTCTTATTGCCATACCAAGTGGTCGATGGCCAATTTGTTGGACCAAGCCTAGTGGACCTGACTGAGCGCTTGCAGGATGAGCACAACGAAGCAAGGGATCGATTCAATCAACATCGAGATCTCTGCATACCCGGATGGGTAGCTTCCGCTGATATCAATGAGAAGACTATCAAGAAACACTCGGACTCCCGCTTTGGTGAGATCACGATTGTGGATACCGAAGGCAAACCTCTAAACCAGGTGATCATTCCTAGAGGTCACCCCAAGATAGACCCGATCGTCTATGACACTAGCGCAGTGCGTTATGACTGGGAACAAGTCACTGGACTACAGGATGCAGCGCGCTCCACAGTAGTCAGGCCCAAGACAGCTACAGAAGCCAACATCTTACAAAGAGCCTTATCAGGGCGCGTATTTGAATTCAAAGACCAGATAGAGGATTGGCTACAAGGGATTGCCCAATACAGCGCTCAGGTACTTTTACAAGAACTGACTAAAGAGCAGGTAGAGCGCTACATGGGGCCACCAAGCACCAAGACCACCATGATCAATGGCGAACTAGTCATGACCATGGAGAAAACCTACGACTGGCCAGGGCTCACAAAAGACCGAATCTTTGACATGGTGGACTTGCGCATTCGGGCAGGCACTACCGGTGCACCAGATGGTGTGGAAGATAAAGAGAGCTGGCTCAAGGTTCTACCTATGATTATGAATCTATCAATTCAGATGCAAAACCTACAAGCCAGAGGAATGGATTACGAACATATCCGTAATCTCCTACACGAGACTCTCTTGCGGTATGACGATCGCATCGATTCAAATCTATTTGTACCGAATGTAGAAAAGCAGGCGGAGGGATGGTCACGCGATGATGATCCAAACTTAGGGATGAATTGGTTTTCTGAACGAAAGCAAAAGACAAGCGCTGAAATGAATTACGGCAGCAACTTATTAAAAGAGGAGACGGGCAATGACGCAAGTAGCAAATGAAGTGGAAGGCTTTAAGTCGGAGGTTCTAACTAAGGGCGGCTCAATTCAGAGGGTGCAGGATAGAGAAGCTAAGAAGGAGCGTGAACGTCTTGAAAAAGAGGCTTATGAGAAGCATGCACAAGAGGTTGCGATGAGGCGCAATAAGGCAAGGGAAGAGCGCGCGCTTGAATTGATTGCGCAAGCAAAGGCTAGGCAGGCAGAAGCTCAATTGGATAAGGAGCGTAGCGCTCAGGCACAACAAACCCAAAAGGCGGAACGTAAGAGTCAGAGTCGGAGCCAAGCAACCAACTTACTAGATGATTTAAGTAAGACCCCTGATGCATCTCTTGCGAAATTATCCGAGGATATTGATGAGGGCGAAGTATTGGAAGAGGAATCTGAAGCTCTTGAACCCGAATCTATATTTACGCCTATAAAGGGCGAGGTGCATGTACCAGCCTTTATGCCCGCTTCAGCAGATAAGACGGCACCACAAGCCCATGACCTGGGTGAAATACTGCCTGCACCAGTTGCCATTACCGTCGATACACTTCCGAAAGCTGAATTTCAAGCTGAAACAACTGAAGATTTAATTAAGAGGGCTTTGAACCCCGGACCCTCGGATTCGAGTCCTGATGCCGAGCCTAGTGTTAATGCAGAATCCGCTAGTGGCATCAAATCAAAGCGAGGGTGTGAGCGTATTCAGAAAGTGATTAACGAAAAACGTGATCTAGAAAAGCAGGTTGTTGATTTGCAATCTATGGTGACCACACTTCAGGATGCAGTTCGTAAATATGAAATAGAGGGCAAGCTTGTCGGCAATGTGATGACTCTCGCCGATAGCCAGAAAAAGCCTTCCGAATTGGTCTCAGAAGCAAAACTGCAAATGCTCAAGTTTTTGAATACCCGCTCAGATGAAATCGATCACACCGATAAGGCGATCTGCTTTAACAAATACATGTCTGACCCGTTCTACATGCAAGTCTTTGTGCAGAGCAATCAGCCAGAGCAGTGGCAGACCATGATTGAGTCTATCTATGAGGCGATTGGAAGGCCCGAACCTAGTTTTGCGAGTGTCAAACCTATTGCAATTCATAGTCCTCAACCTATTCGGGCGCGAACTTCAGCATTAGGGGCGCCGTTGGCTAGTGCAGGCAATCCCATGGATCGGATTGCGCAACACTTAGGCAATATGGGGATCTGAGGTGTTTTTGACATGTCACCAGCTAGAGGTGGCATGTCAATAAAACTGCATATTTCTGGCTGAATGAGACTGGAATGTCAATAAAACTGCTAATTATTGCGGTTATTGTCAATAAATCTGCATATTCCAAGTGAATCTAATATTTTGATGCTGGTTAGTGAAAAATTAGGCAAACCTTCAATTCCTATAAAAAAGTATCAATACATATAAAAAGGTTTAATTAAGTGGGTTTATGTATGGAAAAGTGTGAATATGTATAAAAAAGTTTCATAAAGTGTGGTTATGTATGAAAAAGTGTGAATATGTATAAAAAAGTATGATAAAATAACTATTCAGATAAAAAAGTAGGCCTAAGGGGTGGAAATGAGTGAAATTGGTTATTCAAAACTAAAAACTCAGCTGAACTTAAGCGCTTTTGACCCGCTAATGCCTGCACGCCTTGCGCCTGTAACTAGCATAACGGCTACCCCAGGCGCCTTGTTGATACCGGCAAAAGTAGCTCCCAAGGATGAATTACCCCTAAGTCACCTCCTGTTTGCTCTAAAGCACGAGGGGATTAACTTGCAATTGCTATCCCAGGCTTTAAGAAAAATTCCCGCTAAAGACATGTTAGCGGCTATTACAGAGTCACCGACCGGTGCTTACATTCGTATTGCCTGCTTCCTATGGGAGGCTTTTAATAAGCAAGAGCTAAAGGGTGCGCCTACGGTAACTGGGGTGGCTGCTAATTTATTTGACCCCAAAAAATATATTACGGGACCCAGCATACGTAATGCTAAGTGGCGGGTTGACTTCAATGGCTTGGGCTCTTTGGATTATTGCGTAACCGTTGAAAGAACGGAGTGTATTAATAGCTTGCTTGAATCTAATATTTTGCAAAGAGCAAATGAATTCTTATCCGAGCTAGGTACGACCGCATCCGATAGGGCAATGTCTTGGGCGTATTTAAGTGAGACAAAAAGCTCTTTTGAGATCGAGCATGAGACACCGAGTGCCACCAAAGCAGAGGCATTTGTAGAGCTACTTAAAAAATCCCATCTGACTACTCAGTTAGATGAGGAGTACTTGGTTGCCTTGCAAAATACCGCCATTACTAATCCATTGGATAGGGCGGTTAACTATCGCCATCAACAAAACTGGTTGAGTAGTCCATTACGTGGCGCTGCTGGCGTAACGTATATTCCACCGCCACCCGAGATTGTTGATGACTTAATGAAGGGCTTGGTAGATTTTGCCAATGCCGCGCCAAAGCAGATCGATCCTTTAATTGCTGCTGCGGTTGTTTCCTTTGGGTTTGTTTTCATTCACCCATTTATGGATGGCAATGGACGCTTGTCCAGATTCTTATTTCATCATGCTTTATGCCAGTCCGGCGCTTTAAAGAATGGCTTGCTATTGCCAGTGTCTATTGCGATGAAGCGCAATGAAGATTTATACCTAGCTGCTCTAAAGAGCTTTTCTGAACCCGCTCGCAAGCGCTGGGAAGTTATTTGGATTGATGGTGATGAGTATCAGATGACTTTCAATTCAGATGAATCTTTGTATCGTTACTGGAATGCAACTGCTTGCGTTGAGTTTGGATTGGAGATGGCTAAGCAAGCCTTGGAAAAGGACTTAAGAGAAGAAACTGAGTTCTTGGCCAAGTACGACTACATTTACCGCGCGATTGATGGTCAGTACGATATACGGGGCAAGGATCTCAATACGTTAGTTCTGACTTGCATGGAGCAGAACGGGAAGATATCGATTAATCGCCGTAAGAAATTCGCCGCTACCGTGCCAGAGGAAATATTCGATGCAATTGAATCAGAGTATTTGAAAGTGGCAGCTTAAAGAACCACTGCATGCATTCCGTCAAGGGCACCCCAAAGGGGTGGCTTGCGCACCCTTGACGGCCACTACCAAAGAAACGCTCATTTATGCCCAAGGTGGCGCAATGACACATTGGGCATAAAGACCCAAAGCGAGTTCATTGAGTAACGCAACAAAAACCCCACAAATATCCCAAGCCCACATCTACCGCCCCAATAATTGATCTTAGCGCTTCACACCAACGCGTAAAAGCTAGAGTCGCGACTAGTAGCGTAGAAATGGATGGGTTCACGCTCCATCACAAGGTATTGAAGCCAACTAATTTCAAAACATATTGATAGGGGTGGCATATGCCAATTTCAAATACAGACTTGCAAGAGTTAGCTAAGGTTTCCTTAGATGAGTACTTGCGCAATCTACCGGTCGATCAAATCGCTGTAGAGAGACCTTTCCTTAAAAAACTGATGGAAGGGCGCAAGAGTCTATTAGGGGCTAAACAGAACGTTGTCGAGAACATCCGCAAAGAACATGGCAGTAACTTTAGCTGGGCCTTTGGCGAAGAGACGGTCAAGTTCAATAAACGCAATACCACTGAGCAGGCCTCATTCCCATGGCGCAGAGCAGTGGATGGCTTGTACATTGACTATGACCGTCTGTTTAGTAACGGTATTAAGGTCAGAGAAGGCGGGGCGCGAGGATTCCAACTGGAATACAACGAGCGCGTACAACTGATCAATCTCTTGGATGAGCAGTTAGAGGTCCTGAGGGAGGGATTCCTCAATAAGCTGGACCTAGAACTTCACCGCGACGGCTCACACGGCGCAGATGCAGTAGTCGGCCTAGATAGCCTAGTCAGCCTGGCGCCAGATGCCGGTACGGTGGGCGGTATTGATCGAGCGAAAGCAAGCTACTGGCGTAACTATGCCGTCAAGGACATTGCCTCAACATCGCCTGGTAACTTAGTAGGTGAGATGGAGACTGCATGGCGCCAATGTATTAAGCATGGCGGTAGCCCGGATTTCATTATTGCAGGTGGCAAGTTCATTGATACCTATCGAAAGCAAGTGACGGTGACTCATATCGCTGGATCAGGTGAGACCAAGTACATCGATGCCGGCGTAGGCGCTGGAGTAAACACCGGCCTAGCTTTCAAAGGGGTGGAAATCATCTGGGATCCGCAGTTTGATGAGCTTGATGCCATGGCCAATCGCACAGTGGAATGGAGCAAGCGTTGCTATTTCCTCAACACCCGCTTTATGAAGCTACGTGACGATGACTTAGACATCGTTGCCCCAATCCGCCCGCACGATACGCTCGCCATGTACGCCATGGTGAATTTACGCTGCGCTTTATCCATCTCGCGTGCCAATGCCCATGCGGTATTGGCTATTCAATAAGGGGGGAAGAAATGAATAACAGCATGAATATTAAAGAACTCATTCATAGTGACTTCCAAATTAAAGAAGTGGAAGCAGTGGTGCGTAGGGATGCCTTCACAACCATCCATGTGTATGTACCACCGTATGAGACCAATATCCTTCGCAATCTATTTGGGCGCGAGAACGTCACGGTGTTCGAGCGCCTATCAAAGACCACCATTACCCCTGAGCAGGAGTACGACCGTCTCTGCGCTAAGTATGGTCATGAAGTAGTGGCCAAAGTCTTTGGTGAGGATGATGGAGATCGCCTAATGGAGATCGTAGAAGGCTTGATGAAAGAAGGTCAGCTCCCAGCGCAAGAAAAGGCATTAGAAGGAACTCTTGAGCAAGAGCCATCAGAAATCAAAGGAGCCAAGAAACGCTAGCAGAAGGGGAGACCACCGCTAGCAGCAGGTGTTTAGGTGCGGCTGCGGGTGTTGAAGTAACTATGGTGTGTGGGCGCGCGTAACTGCGCCCCACTGCCAACACCAATTAAAAGCCTAGGCGGTAGTGGGGCGGTGGACTTCCATACTTATCAATACCTTCGAGCATCAAGAAAAGAACCCATTTCATGCTTCCAATCATCACCTCTCTAGTGCAAACCTTGGCCGTCAATGGTCTTGGTCTGCTTGCGGGCGCGGTCCAGGCTAAAGGCAGGGAATTTATTGAGAGCAAGATTGGGGCGCGCATTCCGGATAATCCCAGTCAGGAAGATCTCATCAAGCTTAAGCAGTTAGAGATTGAGCAAGAGCAGTTGCTACTCCAGTACACGCTTAAGCAAAAAGAACTCGAGATAGAAGAATCCAAACTGCTGGCTGAGATGCACCGAGCCTCACAAGAAAGTACTACATATCGATGGCAATCCGATATGGGTAGTGATTCTAAGTTATCAAAGAACATCAGACCGGGAACGCTGGTTTACATCCTGACGGCCTATTTATTATTCGCCCTGCTCTCAGCCATGGGTATTGATATCAATGAAGCCTATGTAAAGCTACTCGGCGAATGGGGGCAGCTAGTGATGCTGGCTTACTTTGGTGGTAGATCGGTCGAGAAGATCTTTGAGATGCGTATGCATGGATCAAATAAAAAAGAACAATCTACGTGAACACAAAGGTAAGTAATCTTGTAGCAGAACAAGCCGCCTTTCTAATTGATGTTAGTAGGCTTATTCAGTTTGTTACTGCCGAAGGCTGGGTCATAACCGGCGGAGAGCTTTGGCGTTCACCAGAGCAACAAGAGATCTACTTCAAGAGTGGTAGATCAAAAACCATGAACAGCAATCACTTAAGGCGTTGCGCTATTGATCTCAATTTCTTTTGGAACGGAAAGCTTGTTTGGGATAAAGAGCTCATCCGTACGGTTGGCGAATACTGGGAGAGCCTAAGTCCCAAGAACAGGTGGGGTGGGAATTTCAAAGGTTTCGTGGATGTTCCGCATTTTGAGCGAGGTCTAAAATAAAGGTCCAATAAGAATAATTATATTGACTCTATAAAACGTATACGATATTGAAAATAGTCAATGTTTGGAGCGTGAAAATGCAAGTCAGTAGAATAGATAGGGAGAGCTCAGTCTTCCTGCTTAAGTGGGAAGATGTTGAGCGTCTTTTGGAGCTACTAAGTGCTCAGCTGCCCATTATTACAATTAGCGCCTCATGTGCCGATAAGCTTGATCGAATATTTTCTGGGGTTGCCGAATTAAAGTCGTTTAATAATTCAAAACGCGCCGCTATCACTGAATTGAAAATAGTAGCTAGAAGTTCTGACCGCAATCAGAGGTTCTCTATTTCATTTGCCAATGAGGCGAAAAGCAATATTCGCATTTCCCTAGACAGCGAGGAGGCTATTGGTGTGAATATTAGCAATATTTACCAAGACTTTCTTGAATCAGTTAAGCCTTGGTATGGATTTTTGGCGAAGGTAGATTGGTATTACTTGGTAATTTTTTTCTTTGTACTGATTCAGTTGCTTGCCTTGGCAATTGCGCTATATGAACATTTCCCAAAGTCTTTTGATTGGCCCAAAGAGGGGCCTCCTGCGGGAGTCTCAATCAAGGCTTTCCTGATGGGCTTCATTCCAATTTTTATTGGAGTGCTTGCCAATAAATTTAAATTGAAATTCTTCCCAATGGGTGTTTTTGCATTTGGTGATGGATTAAACCGCTACTCTCGAGAGGAGACGTATCGCACGGTAATTATTGTAAGTTTCTTAATTTCTTGTATTGCCTCGATAGTGGTGGCGTGGTTTTAGGTTACAGGTCTATATACCGCTGCCATTCACCCATCAATTCAGCCCTTTTCCCTAATTGATCCTGCCGCCTATATGCAGCTTCAGCCTTATTCTTGATGGTATGCGCTAAAGCTAGTTCAACAGTTTCATTTGAATAGTCTGTGGTCTCCGCTGCCCAATCCCTGAATGTTGATCTAAAGCCGTGAGGAACATACTCTGAATACTTTGGCATCTTTCTCATCATCGATAGTAACGCCATATTAGAAAGATGAGACTCTTCTTTATGCAAGGCCCCTGGAAATAAATAACTACTTACACTGATAGTTTTTAGATGTTCAAGAATTTCCATTGCCCTGGTATTTAGAGGGACGCGATGTTCCTTGCCAGCCTTCATTCGCGCCGCAGGAATTACCCACACCTTAGTATCTAAATTGAACTCAGTCCACTTAGCTTCAATAACTTCGCTTGTGCGAGTAGCGGTCAGAATTAACAGCTCCAATGCCAATGCAGAATATCCATTGTGTTCACGAAGATCTTTTACAAATTCCCCGATGCGCTGAAACGGTAGGGCTGGGTGATGACTCTTCTTCTGAATCTTTTTAGCCTTAGGCAGCAAATGTCCTAGTGCACCTTTTAGGCGTGCTGGGTTATCCCCCTTGATGTACTCATGGGCCTTGCACCAATCAAAGATCACCTCAATGCGTTGCCTTACCCTGGTTGCGGTCTCAGTGCGTACATTCCAAAACGTACCTTCAACAGTGCCATTCTTCTTTTTAATTTCTTGCTCTAGTAATTTGGCGATATGGCTGGTGTTGATTTGGTCTACGCGTAATTCACCTATCTCAGGATATGCAAAGGTGGAGATGGTGTTCCTCCATTGGTCAGCATGCTTAGAGCTCTTCCACTCCGCTTTTCTTCCCTCAATACAGCGTTCGGCAGCTTCTTTAAAGGTGATTCCACTATTAATAGCTGTAATTCTTTTGCTTTTAGCTTTACAGCGATCCTCGGTCGGGTCGATGCCATCCATGACCAATTGACGCAATTCAAGAGTTTTTCGGCGCGCATCAGCCAAAGACCTGGCTTCTAGGGACCCTAGGCCCAT